TTGTTGTCACGAATTTATATATTAATTTTATTGAGTCTGTTTTTATTTTTTTTAAACAAAATAATTCATATTTTTGTATAAATGTGTACAAAATTCCATAAAAACATTAAAATGACTTAAGACAATCTTTAAATGTTAAATTCCATCTTGTAGCAAAATCAGTAAGATCATTTTCAACATCACTATGTGATTTTTTTTGACAAAAAACATAATCGCCAATTTCTGGTTCACCTTCATTTAAAGATTCTTTAAACATTTTATAATTTTTCATTATCATAGTCCAAATTTTTTTGAATTTATTATCGCTTCTAAATCTTCTTTTTTAATTGACCAATGTAAAATTTCATCTATATTAAAACTTCTAACATTATTTGAGTCAAAATATGGAATCAATTCTTTTGCTAACCCATAAACATGACTCGGATTGTTATATTTTATACCATAGATTTTATTAGTAGATGTATATTTATTATCGAGCCAAACAATTTTACCTATTTCATTTGATAAAATCTCATTTATTTTTGAGCTATTACTGAGATAAGGATGATTTATTTTACAAATCACAAAGCAGCCTTTTTTAGGTACTTTTAAATCCGCATGTTCAAAAATTTTAAAATTAATTATCATATTGTTTATATATTAAAAAATATTCTTAAAAATATTCTTAAAAATAAAAAAGAGGAATCGTTTCTGATTCCTCTTTTTAAAACTAATTTTAAATTTTTATTTAAAACCTAATGATTTAATATCACCTTTTTTGTAAATTGTGATATTATTAACTATGATCCCCATCCCCTTTATAATTTCTACCCCCGTGTCTAATACGCCAATACCTAGGTCAATAACATAATTTGTATTATTCGTTTCATCACAAGTGTTTTGAAAATCATAAAAAGCATCAGCGTCTAACATATCTTTACAGATTTTATCTGCACGATATTTTATTTGACCACGGTTTTCTGCCGTATTGAAAGCCCACTGATATTTTAAAAGCATATCATATAATTGATTTTCAAGTTCAATTAAAACTTCTCTTGAATGTAAGAAACTTAAAGAACTATATGGAAATATTAATGAAGTTGATTCATCATTTATACAATATCCATTATTAATTCTATACACGATTGGATTTGCACCCATACCATGTAAAGAAGTAAGATCGTCTGTATTAAAATCCATTTCAGTTTTAGTAATTCCATTAACTCGACCATTTGTGATACCTGCACAAATTGTCCATGGAACAAGTCCAGCAACATTTGATGTAAACTTGCTCATATAAGTTGTTGCAGCAAATGATGCGGGTGGTATAAATTTAGGAATTCCATTATCATAAATTCTAACATATGGAAAGAAATATCCTGCACAGCTTCTACCATCAATTTCACCATGTTGTTGTGCAAACTGATATAAATAATCTGGATTTTTACTTTCATCTGCACCTGCTTTAACATACTGTAGATTTAAAGAGCCATCATCATTTGTAAATGATGGATTAGATGAATTTCTAAAATCTTTTGCACTTGGCATATTAATAAATCCTAAGCAATTGAGTTTCATTCCACAAAGATCAACTAATTGTTGTTTTGAACCAAAACCATCTGTTGGTTGAAGTCCAAGTCCAAATGAATCAATTAAATATCTCCAAGATATTTTATTTTTATCAGCTAATCCTTTTGCAAGGTTAGTATCAATTCCTAAAACATCTAAAATTGCATTTTGTCTAGCGTCTGTACCATCTGGAATAGAAGCTGCGTTAACGATAAACGGAGAAATTTTTAATCCTGAATACTCATCAACATAAACATCAATAGATGGATATGTATAAGTTTGAAGGTTTAGTGATGCTGTTGACTGTCCACTAAGAACTGTTCCGCCTGACAAATTAGTATCAATGATTTTAATTGGTGCATCAGTATATAAGATTTTTAAATTTGTATCAACAGTATCATTTTTAATATTAATAATTCTAGTTAATTTTCTTGGAACTGCACCATCAAGATATCCTTGTCCGCCTGGAGCATAATATGCTTCGTCATAATAAGCAGCCAAAAATCCATAACGAACTAATTCTGAATAACGATTTTTATCAACATAAATTTGTTGGCAAGTTGTTAAATCGTCACCTAACCATTTTTGAATATCAACAGACTGCTTCCAATTAGATTTATCAGAATGAATAATTAATTGTTGAGTATAACTTGTGTTCCATCCTGTTACTATAATAGTATTTAAATTTAAATCAACAAATGATACATTTAAAATATCAGATTGATCTAAATATACATCAACATAAATTTTATTTGTTGTTCCGGAATCATTATTTTGATAAAAATAATCCATATTATTAATAATTCCATTATAATAATCTTGATAAAATGCTGAATATTTAGCAACAATTCCTTGGTAAACTGCGGTATAAGATGCTAATGTATCATAAGCAGTTTTCAATGTTGTTGTTGAATTTGGTGTTGGTTGTAACAAAAATTCATCATCAACATAATAAAGTAAAAAGTTTGAACCATTAAAATAAAGTGATGGATTATCAATGTATAATCTAACAACAGAATTTGTTGTTGTTCCTGCTGGAACTGTAACAACATTATTAAGAGGTGTTTTTATTCCTGTGAATCCACTAGTAGACAAAAACGTATCATAATATTGTATCATAACAGTTTTGTCTGCGACTAAATTATCTACAAATTCATTAAATAAATGATTATATCTTAAAACATTATAATCTTTATAAGATGTTGTGCCTGTACCAGCAGTATTAAGAAACTCTATATTTACATACGAATCACCTAAAGGTGGTGTGACAGCAGAAACAGTAAAACTTGTAACAGGAACATATCCATATGTTGAACTATCAACAGTTATTGGATAATAAACCGCATTATATGTTGAACCACTCTTAGAATGATAAACATAGCCTAAAATTATAGAACTATTTAAACTTAACGTATAATCAGGTGCGATAGCTCCATTATAAGTTGAAATTTCAGAACCATATAAAACATTAACTGTTGTATTATCATTTGTTAAATATAGCACATCTATTCTTGATGAAAATGTATTTGAATAAGTAATTGAACTAAATGTTACTGATGATTGTGCAGCAGTAAAAGGATAAATAACACCATTTAAAACATAATATGCGTCATTTCCAACTGTAAAACTAAGTGTTGCTGCGGTTGCTCCTGTTTTTGCTAAATTTGAACCCAATACAAAATTATTAGTGTGACCATTTGTATAAACTCCACTTCTAACTGTTGTTCCTGTTGCAACATTTAATTGACCACCATAATTAGCAAACACATTAAGAGAAGAATCTAAATATTTATTATTATAAGTTATATCTTCTTTAAGAACAGTGTTATATGACATAAAATTTATACTTGTAATATCTTGTCCGACTAACACATCACCAATAACATCTAAATTTCCTAATTTAAAATCTGCTTCTAACAATGAATCTTCATTATAAGTACAAAATAATCCAGTTTTATCTGTGTTATTATTAATAATACTTTTTATATACATATCATTATCATTAATATCTTTAAAATAAGGAATCATTGAAACATCATATTTAGCAAGAACGTTAACAGTTCTTTCATTTAAAAAGCCTTTAATCTGTGTTTTAATCAAACCATTTTTATTAAAATATTTTGAAAATGTTGTATCATTACTCAATGTTCTATAATCTGTCCAATCACCTGCTAAAACAAGAACTGTGACTAAATAATCAGATATCCACTCCCTATAATCAATATATGAAGGAACTTTTGTTCTATCACCATACCATTCTTCTGCTGAAACATCAAAACCTGTAATAGATGATTTAAACATCCAAACGGTAATATCTTTATCTCCCATATTTGTAATATGAAAAAGTCTTTGATCATCCTGAACACCAGAATTTGTTGATTTAACAAGATTCAAAAATGCATCAGTATCTCTTTCCCAAAAATCTTGGCGATTGAAAAAATATTCATAAGCCGATCTTTTCACCGAACTGTTTTGATATTGAGAAGAAACTGCTATTGATTGCCAATCAACTTTATCTCTATTTGGATTGGTTGATAGCAAATTAAGAGCCCAAATTGGACCACTTTTTAACATTTGCTTTGCAGTCTTATGAAAGAATGATCCTTTGTTTTCTAATCTTCTATCATCATCACCAAAAATAGAAACAAAATCATTTGGATTTGTTAGATATATTGGTGTGTTAAATGGACCTTTTTTTGAAAATCCTGGTACAAGGTTTATTAAAACGTCTTGTACTGGTAGTTCAACAATACTACTGTTTATTTCTTTAATGTAGATGTCCGGTCTTTGTGTGTATTTCCCGAAATCTGTGTCTTTAATTGGCATAATTTTTAAAGATTATTTTTATCTATATATTAATTTTTTTTATTAAAAATGTTATATTTACATTTTTCAATACTATATATAAAACTCAATTTTGTGAAAATGTCTAAAAAAGATGCAAGATTGAAAAACAAGTTTTTATTTCAAAAAATTTTTTTCTATTTAAAATAGTTTTTATCTTTGTTTAGAAAATGAGCAAATATAAAATAGGAGATAAGGTTTATATTAATCCAAAAGCGGTTAATCCAAAAGCGGAAAGAGAACTAAAATATTATAAGCAAATATTTCAAAACAGAACTGCTGTCATCATTTGTGTTTTTTATTTTACTTCTATTACCGGATATAAATAAACATAGATGATAGTAAATGGTGTTGGTTTGATGAGGAATTTGAAGATATAAAAAGTGTAAGGAAAAGAAAATTAGTAAAAATTTATGATAAACAAACTTAATTATAAAATAGGTCAAAAAGTTTGGATAAAAATGTGGGATGAAATTCCTTCTGTGTTTAGAAGAGAATCAATCAGTATAGATTATAACACATTAGCTATAATAACACAAATATCAGAAGATAGATATGGTTACAAAATAAATATTGATGGTGGCCGATTTTATTGGTATGAAGAAGAAATGACAGATATAAAAAAATTAAGATCCGAAAAATTAAATAAAATTAATAATGTTTGAAAAA